CCGAAATGAAGACTTATAAAGCATTTGTAGAACAATCTAATAGCGCCAGAGAGAATCTAAATGAACTTGCACCACTTGTAGCAGGTGGGTTGATGGCACTTAATATGGGATTAAGAGCAGATGGTGCATATCGAACTTATAAGTCAGTTAAGAAGGGAGACTGGGTAGGTGCTGGATTAAATGCACTTAGCACTGTCAATCCATTAGGGAGAGTAGTTGCACCGTTGAGATACGTATCACCAACAGCAGCAGGAGCAGCAGCAATTAAAGATGTAGTAGATGATAATACAAAGAAGAAGAAAGAGAAGATCAAGGAAGGGAATAAGTTGGTGAATGTACGCACAGATGCAGGAGTTACCAGAGGGGTAGACCCTAGCACAAGTGAGATTAGAGTTATCAAGAGACGTTCAGCTAAGGAACAGGAAGCAGTCAAGAAAGGGTTAGAAATGTATTGAGTATGAAAGAAATTTTTCGTGTTTGGAAATACTCTCTGGGTAGTTTCAGTGATAGTAAAACAGAGAAATATGATAACTGGATAGCGAGTATCAGAACAGTTATCTTTGTCTCTTATATGGTTACCAACTGCTTTATTTGTGCAGGGGTTGTAAGACACTGGAATAATGTGCCTAATGTATCGAATTATACAGAAAATGTAGTAAAATAGGTTAAAAAAAGGTTTTTAATATAATAATAAATATAAAACTGTTTTTTATCTGTTAGTTACTCTGTGGTTGCTGTGGGGGTGCTCTGGAGTATCTTTGAAGCATTTTAAGTGCCTTATAAAGGTGCTCAGGTGTTGTGAGTTTAGCGAGCGTATCATAAGGCGGGCGAGTTGTCAAGTCACGGGGCGCGAAAATTTTCAGAAGGACACAAAAACTCGTCGAGATTTAATGTTATCATTGTGACACAATTCTCGACTAGATCTTATACATAGATACATGAATCTCGTCGAGACACAACATCTAGTTGACATCTAGACGAGTTATCTGTATAATACACAAGGCAATCTCGACGAGAATTATGTACGACGATTATGATCTCGACTATACATACGCACCATCGTATGAGTACGATCTCGACGAGACGTATGACGCATGGGTGCAATCGTTCGCACACACGCACACACAACTAGATGAAGATCTCGACGAGGAATACACCCGTGACGCGCAAGATTATTATGCGCTTGCGTACAGGCATTATGCGTGATAGAATGTAACGCACACCCATCACTTAAATGTCATGATAGCACAAAAACATCGCGTTCGTGTGACACTCGATATCGAGTGTTATGATGACTTAGATCTCAAACATTTCAATTGGAATGAAATGTTATCACTAGAAGGTGATGAGAGTCTTGACATTACCATAGAAAATCTTGATTCGGATTGGTAGTATGCCAGAAAACTTATTGGCACATAGTGTCAGATAGGGGCGTATGAGTTAGTGACACTCAGCGCCCCATTTTAATGTCATAAATTCGTGCATTCTTAAATGTCACTAACCTATGAGTGCTTATGTGTCAACAATTGAAAATGCCGTTAAATGTCAAGAATGTGTGCCGAAAGTACTAGTGGCACAAACATTTACCATTTGCAAAAAAATCGTGTATTGTAGTCACAGTTGAGAAATTTCCTGATGGATGAGTTCACTTTCGACACCGATCTTTTCGCTGAGATTAATGACTCTCAGGCAGAAATCTTTGATGTCATCGAAGATGAGAAATTTAATGTGGAAGAATACATCAAAGGCGACACCGATTTCTGACACTTAGTGGTTGGGCAGTTAGTGACACAAACCAGTCGGCTGCCTGACCAGTTGGCAGATTGGCACAAGCAACCTTAAGGATCTCTTTCGCAGTTTTGTATCACCGTGAACGACCAAACCCCGGGAAATGTGCCATCATATCCATATGAACAAAAACGAAATCTACGAATCCTCCTTCTACGTGCGCCGCACCTGGACCACGTTCTCAGGAACCGTGACCAAAATGGATCACGTTGGACCCTACGGGGAAGATCAGGACTACGCTGTAGCAATGCAGCGCAAGCACGACATGGATCGTGCGGTCCCTGCCACTGAGCAGATCACCCGCTGGGAGTGGGTTGACGGCGTAACTGCCATCTCTGACCTGGTGTTCGGTTGAGGAACTGGTCAGAACCCCTTGACTTTGGTGCTGATCCATTCTATCTTCCGGATATGAACAACAAACAAACAAAACTCACAACCTCTGCTGATGGCATCTTCCTTCATAGCAGCAACCCCTCACCGGTGATGCAAGCAGCGATGGACAGCATCCGCCGACAGATGGCAGCAGAGACAGCATACCGTGAGCGGGTACGTGCTGGACTGGAACCCGCCGGAGAGTGGGGTATTCTTAACATTTCCGACCGCGACTGATCCTATGTTTCGACTCCTGACCATCGCTGCGATCCTTGGTCTGTTCTGGACCTCCACTCCTGCCCGTACTGTGACGGCAGACTTACTGGACCAAGCGGCGCAGACAGTGCGACCCTGACCGACTATTGTAAGCAAAGCAAACAAAACAAACAACCATCATGCATTCTTTCCCCGTTTCCGCAACCCGCCTCACTGGTGACGACCTGCTTGACGCAGTGCGCCTTATGACTGACAAAGTGACACGCTCTGAAATGTGTCGCATCTGCGGATATTACACTGAGGAAGGTAACAACACCAAACTGCACTTCACTGACTTTTATGAAGCAATTCTGCTAGCGCGTGGTGTTGATGTAGAGGGTCAGATTGCAGAATCAAAGGTCACAGCAGAAGATGAAAAATATCAGGAAACTATTGACGAACTGCTGGAAGATGGCGCTGACGCTGACGCTATTGAGGCATTCATTGAACTTTACGGTGAGGAAGAATTAGGTAATTTTGAGGATGCTTATCAGGGCGAAATGACAGGCGCTGAGTTTGCTGAGCAGTTGGTGACTGACTGCTATTGCATGGACATTCCTTCGTTCGTTTGTGTTGACTGGGAGGCAACTTGGCAACAATTGGAGTATGACTACGACGAACAGGATGGTCACATCTTCTCACGCAACTGGTGACCAGTTGGGGAACTGGACCCCGTTCGTGGGTTCGTTCCCCGTTCCCGACTATTGTAAGCAAAGCAAACAAAGCACAATGACCAAGGCAATCGGCACCGCTCGCAGCACTGACAGCAACACCAAAGGACAGGCGCTTCGTGCTAGCAGCGGCAGCGGCATGACCTTCACAAAGGCGCGGGGGTTGGGTGCTTCTATGGTGGCAGACCTGGACAGTGTGAAGCGTAAGGCGACGGCACAGTATCGCGCCGACCGTGCTGCTGCTGCCCGTGAGCGTTTGGCAGAGCGGCGCACCTATTCCCATTTGGAGTGTGCGTTCTGAGCACTGGCACAGGGGTGCTGGGTTCGTGATCGGCAGTGCCCCCGTGCGCCGCCGTTCCGCGCCCGTGCGCGTGTGCCCCCCCGTATAAAAACGCCTAACTTCCCTAATCTATAAAGTCTTGCTTTGGCGAGGTCTTTATATAACTCTACACTTTTCTATATAAAACAAAAATGGAAAACGAAATACCTCTTATGCAAAAAAATCCCGGACAAAATTTTTCTACTGTAGAAGTCGATCCTGTAACTGGTGAATATGTAATACAAGTACCAGAGTGGATTATCTCTGAGTTTGGGTGGTATGAAGGTACGGAGATCAATATGGAAGTTGATGGTGAATCAATACTGATAACCGAACCAAAAGATTGACGTGCTCCTAGTAATGGAGTATAATTACTTCTGAATGCATTCACATTTTAATTTGACCTAATTATGGCAAAAGGATTTACAGTAAAAGCAAAATCGCCCGTTGCGAAAAAAGAAGTAGAATGGGATTATGCTAAGGCAAGGGAGATGGTAAAAGGTAAGACAGTTGTATTCTGTTTACCTGGTAGAGGAGTATCATACACATATCTGAAGAACTTTGTTCAGTTGTGTTTTGATCTAGTACAATCTGGTGCTAGTATTCAGATCTCTCAAGATTACAGTTCAATGGTGAATTTCGCCCGATGTAAGTGTTTGGGTGCTAATGTTCTTAGAGGACCTGATCAGAAACCTTGGGATGGTAAGTTGCAGTATGATTATCAATTGTGGATTGATAGTGATATTGTATTCAACACTGAGAAGTTCTATCAGTTGGTATTGATGGATTAGGATATTGCATCTGGTTGGTATTGTACTGTAGATGGTCATACTACTTCTGTTGCACACTGGATGGATGAGGAAGATTTCCGTGGTAATGGTGGTGTTATGAACCACGAAACACTTGATAGTATTGCAAAGCGTCGTAAACCATTCACTGTTGATTATGCAGGATTTGGTTGGTTGCTAATCAAGAATGGTGTTTTTGAACACGAAGGTCTGCCATATCCTTGGTTTGCTCCTAAGATGCAAGTCTTTGAATCTGGTGAAGTACAGGATATGTGTGGAGAAGATGTAAGTTTCTGTCTGGACGCAAAAGAAGCAGGATTTGAGATTTGGTGTGATCCTCGTATCAGAGTTGGTCACGAAAAAACTCGCGTTATCTGATATGATTTCAGAGTTGTATACAATTCTCCATAAGGATAAAGTACTCTATGAGAACTTAACTCAAATGGAGTATTTCGATACAATGGAGGATCTATCTCTCAAATTTTATGAGACAGGTTCTCCCAACCCTTCGGAACTCAAAACTATTATTAAACCTCAGGAGTAACAATGGCAAAAGCAAAGAGTGGTCTGTCAGGTGGTGATTATATCGAGTCACCCGCAAAGAAGACTCGTCAAGGATATGGAAAGAATACCAAATATACCGCGACGTCTCGCAATAATGCGAAGAAGCCGTATCGTGGACAGGGTAAATAGGTAAAGTTGTATAAAGTTTATGGCGTGTTTGATTGCTAATCTTCCTTCAATGGAAGTATGGGTTCGTAAAGAATATCTTACGGATCATCAATCTGGTCACGGTGAATTTGTTAAGGGCGTTTGGGTTTCGGTTAAATCGATACCTGGACGTGCTTTTTATTTTGAAACCTATTTACCAGAATATGCGGCAATGTATGATAAGTTGCCAATATCCGCTTTTCTCTCGGATCCTGAATTACCTGATCCAGATATGAGTTTACCTAACCTACAATTTTGGAATTGTATGGATTATGGTGTAGTAAGTGTAGATAAAAAGTTCATTGGTTCAATGGATTTTGAATGCTATACACGCGATCACGGTAATGTAAAAGGATCTTATGTCTGCACTATCGACAATTATCATCACGATCCTGATTATGTTGATTGGGCAACGAGTGAAAACCCTGCGGAACACAAGTCACATAACCTAATTGAACTTGAAAATGGACAGTATGCTCTGTATCCTAATAATCGTTTAAGAATATTTGATAATAGTTTGACACCAGTTGAACCAAAGATGCCTGATTTCAAAGTATCTACAGTATATTATCAAGTTGAGAATGGTTATGATCGTTTAGGTATGGGGCGTGAAGATGAGTATCATTGGAAAACAGCAAAAGAACGCGAACAGGAGGAATCAAATGGAACCGATGAGTGATTTTCTAGACAATCTTGCAGCAAAACAACACGAAAAACTGATTCGTGAAGTTGTTGGTGACAATAAGAATACTGATGAGGATGAAGGTCCTCAAGATCTTTCAGAATAAAAACTAAAAGGAGATTAATGTCTAAGGATCGGAATAACAAACCCACCTACAAGTTGTGGGAAACTTCAAGTATAATCAGAGATTATTGGTCTAAACCTAAAAAAACTGATGATCCGCAAGAATTACATCAAGAAGATCAAAATCCTAAGCAAAAGGTATAAATACATTCAGAAAAATGTACCTTAGTAATGTCAACTCGGAGGATATCCAGAGCATTTAAAGATATTAGTTTTTCCTTTGACCCACATCCTGTGACAAAGGATTTACCTGTGCTAGTGAATGAACGTGCAATCATTAGATCTGTACGCAATATAGTTGAAACAATTCCGACTGAGAGATTTTTTAACTCTACTTTAGGCTCCGATATTCGTAGGAGCCTTTTTGAGTTTGTAGATATAGGTACTGCTCTTGTAATTGAAGAACAAATTACCAATAGTGTTCAATTTTATGAACCTAGAATTGATAATTTAAAAGTTGAAGTTGACCCTCAACCAGATAACAACTCATTTAATTGTAATGTGTTCTTCGATATCGTTGGATTAGATATTCCGACCACTAATTTTTCATTCATACTAGAGGCAACACGATAAAACATGCCTTTTACACAGTTTACTAATTTAGATTTCGATCAAATAAAAACAGAAATCAAAGGATATCTCCGTTCTAACTCTAATTTTACGGATTTTGACTTTGAAGGATCAAACTTTTCTGTCCTGATTGATACTCTAGCGTATAATACTTATATAAACGCATTCAATGCTAACTTAGCAGTTAACGAATCGTTCCTAGACGCTGCTACAGTCCGCGAAAATGTAGTTTCGTTGGCAAGAAACATTGGATATGTACCAAGATCGAAGAGTGCAGCAAAGGCACAGGTTACATTTTCCGTTCCTACATCATCTTCCAGTAGAACTTTAACACTAAATGCTGGTTTAGTTGCTGTTGGACCCTTTGATAACACAAGTTATCGCTTCTCTATACCCGAAAATGTTACATCAGTGATAAGAAACGGTGTTGCTGTCTTCGGAACTGCTGACGAACCCATAGAAATTCTTCAAGGAACTGTTTTAACTAAGCAATTCTTAGTAAACAACTCTGTTGATCAACGTTTTATACTTGATAATCCTAATATTGATGCCTCAACCATCAGGACTTACGTTAAAGGAGTGAATGACACTGGTCTTGGAAGAGAATTTGCCAAGATTGATAACATTTTACATATTAATAAGAACTCAGAAATCTATTTAATTCAAGAAATTTCTGATGAAAGGTATGAATTGCTGTTTGGTGATGGATATTTTGGTAAAAAGTTAGAAAATAACTCAGTTATCACCGTAAGATACATTATTACTGATGGTGAGTCGGGAAATGGACCAAATACCTTCGATTTTCAAGGTAATTTGGTTGATGAAAATGGTATTAGAACAACTCCGACTGGTTCAATACCCATTACGGTTGTTCAGAGGGCGATAAATGGCGGTGAAATCGAAAATGTCTCCTCTATCAAGTACTTTGCCCCAAGATTATATTCCGCCCAGTACAGAGCGGTTACGTCAAGGGATTACGAGGCGATTATTTCTTCAATTTACCCCAATACTGAGTCTGTTGCAGTAGTTGGTGGTGAAGAATTAGTACCTCCACAGTTTGGAACAGTCCAAATTAGCATCAAACCCAAGAATGGTTCATATATTTCCGATTTTGATAAGCAAAAT